ACCATCTTTATTCCTCCCCGTACAGTCCGCCTTTGTCCTCCCCTGCATTTTCTTCGTCACACTCCGCAAACATCTCATCAATCTCTTTATCATTAAATCCCTCATACTCTTTGAGGTATTTTCGTTTACTGTATACACCGTTCATCATAAGCTGATATGCTCTGGTTCGATCCTGTTCAAACGATGCCAGCAGATCCTTAAAATAAAATACATCTTCATCCGCTACGCTTTCATCCAGTGCGTTGACGTACCCGCTCGGCATATTAAAAAATACATCGCAGTATTTGTCCAGTGCATATACCAGATCCTTGATCGCAGATTTCAGTGCATTCCTCATATCTGTGATGGTCTCCACGGTCTCGCTGTCGTCACTTTCAATCTCCGTTGCTGTGGCGATCCCTGTCTTGCGATCAAGAACAAACTGCCCCTGTGAGAATCCTGCCTTGGTTGATATCATAGATAAAATGGAATTAATATCTGCAACTCTCTGTTCTGTCAACAGTGTTGGTACATGTTCATTAACCGTATTAGAAGCTTCAACCCCCATCCTCAATCCCTTTACAAATCTTGGAAGTTCAAGTCTTTCCTTATCTCCAGTATTCTTATCGCGTTTCATCAATGCATTTTCATCAATAAATGTAATATGCTGCGAATCATCGACTTCATCATCTTTTCTACTCCACGCTACATCCAGATTGCACAGTTCCTCGATACAATTTGCAAATACTGCCACGCCCTCCGGTGATGTATAGTCAATGGTGTTGTTATACGGCATCTTGAAATACCCAAACAATGGCTTTTCCACATTGGAGATTGTGACTGATTCCGGTATATTCTTCCACTCCGGTACATCTGCCAGTGCAATGCTGCGCCCCAGACTGTCGCTGCCCTTTGATCTGAAAGCCTTATTCTCAATGGTGTATGTTCTTCCAACTCCTTCTCCATCGTCAGAGATTGAAGATGTAAAGTGCTGATACTCCAATCTGGTATAGTAATTATCTCCCTTGATCTGCCGGTCAATAAATATAACCCCAAGGATATCCCCGTTGCTGTTCTTCTCTGTCACTGCAAAGCTGCCTGGCATTACATAGTCGATTGCTCCCGCCGGATTATATGTACCGCTCGGCTTAAAAATAATGCCGCCCGCGCCACAGGCATCCTCTACCTTATCCCGGATGGACTTCTGGATCATTGCACCAATGCACTGATTGATATAATCCGCCCTGTCGCTGCCACTGATCGTCACATTGAGATCCAGACAGGTCTTTTTGCTGGTGTAATAGCAGAGAAACTTTGCAAAATTGATTGTGTGCACAGTCTTGCTCATCCAGTACGGTCTACCCTTAATGATGTGCTGCCACTCGATCTGTGCCATCTCCATCAGATCAGAAGAAATAATATCAACATTAAATTCTTTCTCTGCACTTATTTTGAATAAATTCATGATAAACTCCTTTACTCGTGTGAATATGTTCATATGCCACCGCCTTAAATGCCAAGCTGTTTATATACTTCATCTATCTTGTGCCACTGAATAGCAAGCCAATCAACCATTTCCTCATTTTTTGCCCAACCGCCATTATACTGGTTTGAAGAATCTGATAATCCACTCTCGTTCAAAAATGCATGCACAATTTCATGGCGCAACGTCTTTTTCCTGTATGACTTCTGTTCTTCTTCACTCAGGTCAAAGTATTTTTCTTCTGACATATCCGCAACAACAATCAATTTGCTCTCTTCGCCACAATAACCGGCTAAGCTATTTTCTTCCAGATACTTATCCTCTGATACTTTGTGTGTCTCAATTTTGTATTCTGTTCCGAGAACATTAATCTTCATATTCTCCATCGTCCTCTTCCTCCTCATTTTCGCCTATCTCATCATCATACAGTCCATTATTGCGCCGACTCTCCATAATCACACGGTTCAATCCGTAGATCAGTGCCATTGTGCAGTCCTCACCAATCTTCGGGTAAGCATCCGAAAAGCTGCCATCTGCCAACTGCTCATGCTCTAATGTTGTCAGCTCATGCGCAAGGTGTGGGCATCTCTGTGGATCAATAACAATCTTTGTGGTCTGTTGTAGCCATTCCCAGCAATAATCCCTTCCTTTTCCAGATCCCCATCGCTTCTTTGCACCAATCGCATTAAATCCCCAGTCCTGTAGTTCTGCTATAGCATCAGGTCGTGCAGAATCGCATATAATTTCCTCTGTGATATATTGCTTGATTTTCCGTGCAAATGTGCTGTTCTTGCATTTCTTGGCAAATACCTCCGACACGCAATACAATGTATCTGTGTCTTCGTCATAGTAGGCAACCTCGAATGTTTGCGGGTGCTCAAATCCAAAGTCCAGACCATGATAAAAAAATGGCATATTTTCAATTTCTGCATCCGTGATGGTCCGCTCTTCCACATTATCAAAGATACCGCCGCCGGTACCGGTTACTTCGCCCATATAGTTATTGCGGTAATATAGCGGCTTATGCACCTTGAACCACTCCGCACGCTCGAAGAATCGTTTACCAAGCCACTTTACCGGAACATTAAAATAATAGCTGTGACAGATCCTTGTCTGCGGCTTTGTTTTACACTCTTCCACGTATTGATTCATGAAATTATTCTTGCTTTTTGGTGGGTTGAATATCTTGATATCCAATGCGGGTGTATCAGATCTGAGAAATGTATCTTCGATGTTATCCATCTGCTCCACGCCTGCCATCTCGTCACATTCTTCATGGATCAGCATTTTTACATATCCAAATGGCACATTGAAAGACTTCAAACTGATTGGTTTATCTGCTCCCACAAACATAACCATCTGTCCGGTCGGCTTATACACCGCGCACATAGGAGACTGTTTGAAATCCCAGTTATCCAGATCATTGTACCGGATCACAGTCTTCATGAACTGGTTATAAACAGATCCACGCAAGTCAACCTTGTATCGTCTGGTATATACAATATGTGCCTGTGGATCCTGCCGGATGGTTTCATACGCCAAATCTCCCCAGAAGTTCGACTTGATAGAACCACGACCACCCTTAGACACGATCTCATGCACATCTATCTCCCCGGCGAATGCTTCATGCACTGTCCGGTAGATTTCCACAAAATCGGAAGTAATGTCTGTGATTGGTATCGTCCACAGAGGTGCTTTCTCCCGCTTTTCTTTCTCCTCCCGTTCAATTCTCTGCTTTTCTGCTATTGTCAGTGCTTTTTCCAGTCCATCCATTGCCTTAAGTTGATCCTTGAACTCCGGTGTATATCCCTCTCCATCCCTCAACATACCTTTTGCTATCATGCTTCTGCGTTCCTGTATTTCTGCAAGACTCATAATGTCACGGTGCTGTTCTTTCTCGATACGCTCCATCTGCTCGGCGATACTTTCCGAAATATTACTTTTCCTTACATTCTCGGATCCTGTGATAGCAGCTCGCGCTTCTGCGTATCCCGCATCCTTTGCTGCTCGCGTAGCGTTTCCACCGTTCTTAATATATTCAGCAGCAAATGCTTCCTGCTTTGGCGTCAACTTCTTCCCGTTTTTCTTATCTTTCGTTCGTTTTGGACGTTCGTTTTCGTTCGCTTTGCAATCCGAACGTTCGTTATCCCAGTCATATGTATTTTTCCATCTGCGGATTGTTCCTTCCGGTTTCCCAAGCTGGTCAGCAATGTCCACCAGCTTCATGCCGTTCTTATACAGTTCATATGCCTCATCAGCTAATGGATTTTTCTTTGCCGCCAACTAATCATCTCCTTTCAGGGCAATAAAAAAAGATACCGCATCCATCAAGGACATGGTATCTTTTACAGGTGTCCGGATTAACCACCGGAGCCTCACATTGCTGTGCGTTCTCCTTCCTAAACTACTACCTGTTACTATGATGATACCATGTTTTTAATATTCTTTCAACCATGTTTGCTTCTTTCTTGCTTACACTGTAAGTTCCTTTTTCATCGTGCTTATAACCCTTATGCGTATGTGGCTCTGTTGGCACACCATTTACTGCATGAGCATGCCCTATATCCACCTGCTTATATCTTTTTTCGTGCTTATCGTAGTAAGTGATATTTTTAACTTCATTCTTAGCATTAACTGTTACATACACCCTACCGTTGGTCATTGTTTCCATTGGTGGTTTTGCCGAACTAGAATCATTGTATCGAACAAATTTGATGTTGCCACTCTCATGCAACGTTGTATACTCACTCCCATACTTCTTACCTTTATCGCTTAATCCACTACTGGCTCCTCTGCCACCAAAGAACTGCAAATTCTCTACCACTGCGCCACCTCCGCCTCATGCCACTTCTCACTAAACTGCTTGATATGTACAATATTTCCCTTACACTCATCCGGGACTTTGCCACAAAAAATAATCTGTGCCGGCTGCAATCTCTCCACCATATCAAAATAACCATCTAAAAACCGCTGTTTCCCTTCCTCACTGTTCTGTGTTCCTACAGAAGAAACTGCAACAACACCCTGTGTAGGTTCTCCATCAAAGCACCATTCAAACGACTTCCGATCGCTCCAGCAAATCGTAGGAATAACATTGATTCCATGCATCTGCCAGTACGCGCCGAGCCAGTGCTTACGGTAATGGTTATAGATCTGTAACGACTTTGGAAAATCCGTATACAGACTGAAATCCGGTGTCAGCACATACTTAAACCGTTGCAACATTGCCGTGTACTTATCCGGGTCTGTCCATACTCTGGTAAACTGGTAATCATCCAGGAAGAAATGTACTGCCTTATTCTCTGGTTCTTTTGCGTTCCTCGCATAATTGAATCCGATAAATTCCGCATTATTAAATTGTGTGGGGTCTATCTCCGGTATGTCGTACTGTCCCACTCCGTCAAATAACATCCGCTGTGCATTTTCGTAATTTCTCTGTGTTTTATACATGGCATAGTCCTTTCCTCATATCATAATTATAAGACAGGTCAAGCATGGATTTGTGCCAACTTTAGGGCATAATAAAAGAGAGGCTGTTATTCCTCTCTTCCCCATACGATCATATACTGTCCGTTCTTTTCTTCTACCAGATGCGCCATTCTCTGCCGCATAAGTCGCTGTGCCGTTCCCTTTCTCCTGTAGAAACTCCTCCGGCTGATTGGGAGAATGCCGTAGTGAGCTTCCAGCATGTCGTAGCTGGTGCCGCGCACGATGGATTCCGTCAGCTCCGCGGCTATGGCACTATCTACACTCTGGCAGATTTCTAATATTTCTTTTTCATCCACGGCATTGCCCTCCTTTTTTTTGCTTGTCCTATTCTTCCCCGCTCCAAATCTTCGGTGTACCGTCAGCATTGAGCATAACTGTAAGACCACCGCCCTCTTTATAACCTCCACCAACAAACAAATACATCACGCCAGTATCTTTGTCGGCATAAATAGAATATGTATCCGTAAATTCTACTCCTTCCATCGTATTATCCTGCTCTGCGTCAACATTCACACTCTCGCATCCGGCGATTAAGAGTGTTACCGTCAATATTGCTGCTATAAGTTTCTTTTTCATGGCTTGCTTTTCTCTCCTTAATATCAATCTATCTCAATTTTTATCCCATCCGCTTTATAAACCAAATCTTCTATCGTACTTTTCGTCTTCGATAAGGTCAGTATCCGTATAATTATCAAGACATTTTTCGTATGTCGCTTTCTGGTTTGTGATTCCAGTGTATGTCTCATACGGATTCGGTAAATCATGCTTTTTACAGCATTCGCCGCATATCACAAAACTTCTCGTCTTCGCTTCAAATCCATACGGCGTATTATCGGTATGATACCGCGCAAAATTCTGAAACGGTGTCATCGATAATAATGTTGCAGTTCTATCACAATCTTTTCCACAAAAGTCACATATCGCATGAATCATGTTAATTACCTCTCTTTCTTTACTAAATCTGCTAAAACAAACTCATTTGCCGCTCATCGTACTTATATTTTTGTTTCGTGGGTATCTTCCCTTGGAAAAATATTCTCTCAACCCGGTCTTTCTGTTTCAGATTTGCCATATACTGATTATCAACCTCAGGTGGCACGGAAAAATAATACTCTTCCGGTAACGGCAACCTGTTCTCTGTGCAGATTACTTTAAGTTGTCGTTGATAATAAATGATGTGGTTCCGCGCCAGGTTCATGTTGCATCCATCTGACCAGAACGGATCATTACATCCATTCTGGTTTATATATTTCCAGTGCTGTATCTCTTTTCGGATTTTTACACAATATTGTTTTACTTTCTGATCCGGTCTATCTTTCATGGCATCACCCCCGGAAAGTCCTCAAATCCCATCTGATTATCCCTTTCAAACGACAGCATTTCTTTCTTGGCTCTCTGGTAGAAGTTGCGATCAATCTCAAAACCAAAAGCATTCCTTTCAAGTTCTGCCGCCGCTCTTAATGTGCTGCCACTTCCACAGCACGGATCAATTACCACATCACCGGGATCTGTGAAAATCTCAATCAGTTTTTTCAGCACCGCTACCGGCTTCTGTGCGGGATGGATTTTCGGAATATCTTTTCCGTCTTTCTCACAGGTAAACCAGTTGAAGATCATCTTCCCTGTTCCCCGAATTGTTTTTCCATCTTCATCGAACTTTGCACCATTCCGAAACTTCGGCAGCCTGTCCCGGTAAAACACAAGCGCATATTCCGTAGCGCCTACAACTCGCATATTGGCTTTGAGTACCTGCGGGCTATAATTTTTTACAAATACCAACGGTATGTAATGGCCAAATCCATGCTTCTTCGCTGCCGCTATCAGTGTAGCCATCTGCTCAAATGAACAAAACACAATCATACACGGCGCATCTGAACTTCTTCCTCGTGTTCCTGCTTTCTTTGGCTCTTTCTTGAGCATTTTGCTACAAAAATGGAAATACTCATACAGATTAAAATTGAAATCCGAATTGAATGCCGCTTTACCCGCCAGTTTGCTCTCGCCGTTCTTATTGTCCCCGCCGTTGTACCACATGGGGTTGCTTCCGTAAAAGTTCTTTCCTACGTTGTACGGCACATCTGCGATTACAAGCTGTGCCTTTGGGATTCCGTACTTTTTGTAATTCTGCATGGAATCTCTATAAATTTCACATTTTACTTTCATTTTTTTCAAAAGGAACCCGGCGCGCCTTTTATCCGGATAGGTTCCGGCTCCTTTCTAAATGTTTCTTGTAATTTCAAAAATAATGTGTTATCATAAAACCCTAAATTATTTAGCAATATAGCTCAGTGGATAGAGCGCGCCTCTTAGAAGGGCATGGTCGCGGGTTCGAGTCCCGCTATTGATTACAACGCACCTAAGCAATTAGGTGCTTTTTATATATTTACACCATCCGATCTAATGGAAGCGAAATCTGCCCTTTGCAATTTCCGCCGACCGTGGACGGGTCCCATCCAACTCCAATGTAGTCTAAGACTTTCGCCCATCCATAGTCATTCCCGTCTTTATCCTTGCACATGTGGAACATCAAATAATCCCACTCCTTCGGATTGCTCTCGTAAAGCAGATCGAATCTGTGTGGCCGTTTTTCCATATGGATTCCAAACCCACACATGCTGCAGCCGGTACGCTGTGCCTTTGTCGTATAAAGCGTTCCATCCGGTTGTTTCTCGATGGTTCCGTAAATCTCTGGTATGATGCTTTCGGGCATTTCAAAACTTTTTGATAACCTCCCCTCTTTCAAGAGTTTTGCACGATACTTTTCTTTCAAACCAAGTTTCCACATTATATCCATCTCCACGGCAAGTGTTAAAATATCCTGTCGGTGGAATATCGCAAATGGTGCTGATCTGATCGTGGATGCTCCAAAATAGTTGCACCCATTCATCCGCAGGCTCCTGGCACGTCTGCCACCTTCGGATGCCATTAAACCTAAATACGGTACACTTTTATGTGCCTTGCCCCAATCGTCGCAGTTCTTTTCTTTGAGGTAGTAACAGCATTTCGCTGATACCAAGAAATCCGGCTTCTGGAAGTCGCATCCTTCTGTTTCGTTTTCATATCCACCGAACAACTTTAACCACCGCTGATTGAGCTGCATTTTTGAATCCTTCTGCCAACCACCATATTCCCCAGTCTCTCCCGTTATGATCGCGTGTCTGACGGTCTTATTCTTTTCTGTTGGATTCTGCAGCAACTCAATTTTCCCTGCGATCTCCTTAGATATGACTGGAAACCCGAATTCCTGTATAACTTTTGGCTTCGTCCAATAAGTACCATCATCCCTTTTTAATGGCGGTACATTAATAATTCCAAGAGCCTTATGTACTTTCTGAATTGATTTATCTTCTAGTGACGAAGCGCTAACGCCCGGTGCATTGATATTGCACACCTCATGCAGGAACAGGTATAAAACAATGCTGTCCAGTCCGCCAACTGATACATGGTAATTCAGTCCTCTACCATCACACTCATTGGCAAACTCTTCCGCCCTGATCTGTGCATATTTTCTTTTAAATTCATATGTCTGCTTCTCTTTCTGCATAAAAGATGCTATCTTTTTATATGCTCCGATCCGCTCCATTCTTTCCTGTACTGATTCCATTTTTGTTATGGAGTAAAGACGTCTTTATCGCCGGCCGGCAAACCTCTCACTCCTTTCAATTTATTTTAAAATTTCATCTAAGCAGGCATTCCAGCCTTTATCAAATCTTCCATTATCACAATAAGCAGGATGATTTGCTTTCTTCGGCAGTTCCCGGAGCGGACACTTTTCATGCCGCTTTACTGTAAATGTATTCTGTGACAGTCTTGATGCTCCATTATTGAGTACATTCATAAGCTGGCACTTTTTAATTCCTTGAAATTCGTACATGAATTTACACTTACTGCACGATTCCGGCATATCCACTATCAAAAAACCTTTCACGCTATAAAACCCTCCTATCAATTTCTATCCACCTTTTCCCTTTATGAGTTTTTAACTTCCTTGTCTTATTTAATATATGAATGATTGTAGATGGCTGATATCCGTCTTCTCTTACGTCATTTATCGAATTGTATACTTTTTCAATTTTCCCACTTTCTGAAACTCTGGCTATAATTCTTGCTTGACTGTAATCTACGTTTTGCTTAAAATCAATCCATTCCAAATTTTCCACATGGTTATTGGATTTATTTTCGTCGATATGATTCACGTATTTGCAATTAAATGGATTGTCAATAAATACCATAGCAACCAAACGATGCACAAAAAATATTTTTCGTTTTCCATCTTTGTGTAGCGAAACTGATATGTAACCGGTCTTTCCAATTCTTTTTTTGACTAATTTTCCACCTACCATCCTTGTAACGCAGGCTTTTCTTTTTCTGTCAAAATATACATTTTTTCTAGGAACAGAACAGATATTTCCGAATGTAGAAATCATATACATTCCCTCATATCCTGGAACATCCCTCCAAATCTCATCATTATCGTTTGACATTTCTCACACTCCTTCCGGTTTTTCGCACCGCTCAAATTCGATAACCCACACCCACGGATTCGCATCCCAACCATAGCGGTCGAGGCTGGATTTCTTGATGGTGGAGTTCCAAAGAGTCGAATACGCATATCTTTTTTCTTCTCCATTCAACACATGAGGATATTCCACCTCTACACCCTCTCTGCTAATCTGCTCAGATGTTATATCCTGCAACCGCTCTACCCTCACATCCGTAACCTTAAGCCAGATACGTGCCGCTACTTTTGGCATGTGGATGGATGGTTTCCACTTTGTAACATCGGCAATGTCATTTCTTTGCCAATCTTCGTAGTAATAGTATCCGTTCGGTGCCTTTTTCCATGTCTCCCGAACATATAGGATATCTCCCGGTGCATACCTATACGGTGGCTTAACGTATTGAATAGAGCCACCATATTCATTAGCGGCAAATTCAAAGCATCCTACCTCTTTCTTTTCTGTGCTGTCAGTAACAAAATCGAGCGGGTATGTATGCTTTTCGTCTGGCTGTGGCTTTAACACACGTCTAGTGCAACTCTTCCTTCCGTCCAGAATCGCCCGAACCATTTCGGAATTGAATAAAATCGGCTTAATTGCCATCTGCCACACCTCCTCTCAACATTTTCAAAAGCTGTTCATCATTCCTTTTGCACATCTTTGCTCTTTCACAAGGTTTTTCGCACTTAAAATAGTCACTCTTATATTTCTTGCAATCTGCCTTGTCGCAATGTTCACATGGCTTATTCATCCACTCCACCGCCTTTCGCAATCTCGATTGCTTCATTCTCCGTCATAGTTACACCTCCAACAGTTCCGGATTGTCAAATCTGTTACCATTAACTTCAATTGTGCTTCCATAGCATTCTTCAAACTCAGATTTGTGACCGTCTGCATCTTCAACATTCCAACACATATCCTCTTGATTCCAGATAATCTCGTAAAAAGCTCTTTCGTCAGAATCCCATACTATATCATGTTCAAACACCAGCTTTTTGTTCTTATCAGGCATTGCGGTGCACTGGCAGATGGTATCTTTATCAACTTTGTGCCAATTTTCAAATCCTAAATCTCCTCTGTCCCCACCTCTTGTATACATATTGCTATCATTTATTGGAATGATAATTGCTTCATAACCATCTTCGGCATCACTTGACCGTATGAGATTTCCTTGTACCCATTCTCCGTTATCAATCCGCTTTGCACGGGATAAAAATCTATTCTCCATCGCGTTCCACTTTTTTCCTTTACAAACTCCTCTGTGTTCATGCACGGAAAATGAAATACTTCCGGTCTGTTTCATGTAAGTCAATTTTTCTCCGGTCAACTCACATTTGTGTTTATGTTCGTTCAAATACTGACATCTTCCATCACAATACATCGCTTTCCTCCTCCATTTCTTTCAACTTGGCTTCGGCTTCCTCGTATGTAAGAAAAACAGTTTTACCTATCTCACTTACCGGAAACTCTGGCATATCTTCACCATATCCGCCCCAGAGTTCTGAATGGTTTGAATGATAAGAAGCTCGGATATACAACACATCATCCTCATATTCAAAACCATACACTTTTCTCACATCAATGATGTCTTCCGGTGTCTCCCCGGCTCCTAATCTGTCCTCTACACATTCACGATAAAACTCGTAGAGCTTGTCTCCTTTGTTGCATGGGAAAATAATCATTCTTCCCTGTTCCTCGGCATCCTCATAGCCTTTCAACTTCTCAGCAAGCTTCAGTATCTTTTTTATCTCACTTGGTTCACAGGTTATGTCTAAATCAAATGTAAGGGCAACTCCGCCTCTATCACTTGTCTGTGTTAATCTCTCCATGCTATCCCTCACTTTCTGCCCGAAGCCATTGTTCCACCTCTGTAACAGAACACATTGCTACGCCGCCCTTAATGGTCTTTACACTACCCTGCTCATATGTTTCGATTGAGCAAAGGAAATCTAAAAGTTCCTCATCCGTCATGCTCCGGATCCAGTCTGCATTGGTTCTAGTATCTCTGACAAGCTCAAAACATTCGTCTCTCCAAGCTAAGACATTATCTAACTTATATGAACCGTAGCCAACGTGATAAATGTCCTCCCCAATTTCCTTGTACTTAATTTCGTAATACGGCGCTTTCCCTGTCGTTGTGACGATAACATCTAGGCAAGAAACTTTAATGCGTTCCGTTTTGCTGTCCCGTGCCGCAGTTCTTATACACTCAATCATGACTTTCCTCGCTTTCCGTGTACGGCTCTGGCAGTGGCATCCAAGCCACTATCCTGTAACCATGTATTCTTACTAAATCACACCACCATTTTCCATCGGTTGTGTGTGCACTAGTTGTAACCGTTCGCCCGGCATCATCAGCCACTGTTACAATTACCTCGTCTGATTTTCTTTCAAACATCGCAGTGCTCCACTTTTTAGTCCCTTTAAATTTTATGAACATGCTATCATGTTCCTCCGGCAGTCTCTCACTTACTGGAATCCATCCGCTTTCCTGCTCCAAAATCCTGTTTACCTCTTCCTCTGAAATCACTTTTGTTAGCGGAGAATATCCGCAGGCTTCTGTTGCTGCCTCAGATATCCTGTTCTTAATCCTGCTTATCGACATTCTGATCCTCGCTTTCTGCAAGTTTGGCATGCTCCCATACCATTGTAGATCCATTAGTGGTGCTCCATGATGTTTTGCCATCGTTCCACGCATACACATAATTGTTCTCGAATTTAGCAAAATGTTTTTTCTCCCATTCGTCGCTGCTGCGGCATCTAACATAAATCGGTGTGTCAACAGGAACTTTACTCCAATCAACAGGCGGCTTGCCATATTCGTTATCAGCCCAATCCCTTAATTTTTTTGTACAATCGTTACAACCATAAAAATCACAATCAATGCATTTTCCACATGATTTCGGTTTTCCATGAACGATAGCTACTTTATATCCATCACAGGCAATTTCTGCGATCTCCTTGGCATACTTCTCTTTATTCAGCATCCTTCTTCTCCTTCCCGTACCGCAACTGATACAGTACTTCTCTGAATCTTTTCAAGGCTTCCTGATTCGGATGTTTTGGTATTCTTGTTCCCGATCTGCCATCTCTGTGATGGCTCTGTTACGTTCTTTGCCGTCTCTGTGCATTTCTTCATTCCTCCCATCACAGCCACAATCTCCCGGTATTCTTTTTCTCTTTTGGAAATTTCTCGATCCAGAACATCTAATCTTCTAAACATTGCTGCCGTGTACTCTTCATCTGTCAACTCCGTTGTTCTTTTCTTGCCTTTTGCTGCAAGTGGCAACCGTACCTGTTCGCCGTTGCGCATCAGAATCTTAATAATCTCCAGTCGTGGCACACAGTTTAAATCTGCCAATATCTGCAACTGATTTCCTCTATCCTTTGCACTGCGGTACTGCCGACAGATTTCTCCCTCTGTCATATCCATTTCAACCACCTCCCGGTTGCGAATTTAGCACCTGTTTTTCTAATTCGTCATAATCATACTGTCGATGATTCATGTTGTTAAAAGCATTATTTTTCCCTTTACGCTCTGTTGCCTTGCCCGGTACATAATTCTCATCCAGATAATCTACATAGCCACTGTTAAAAAATGTGCTCCCGTATTGTGTTTTCCTCCAGTCGGCGTCCTTCTGCAATTCAAGACTGTAGCGGTCAATCGCTTTAACAAGCCTATCTTCCCCGATTGCAAGTAGCCGTTTCTTTTGGGTATCCGATACCTGTCCTTTGCCTTTTTTGTTCGGATATGCTTTCCACAGACGTTCGAACAACGCTTTGGCATCCGCCAAAGTATTTTTATTATTATCATTAACATTTACAGTAACATTAACATTATCAGTAACAGGGTTATTTTGCTTTTCAGAAAAACCATTTGCTTTTTTTGCTTTCTCTTGTTTTTGTGAAATATCTTTTGTTTTTGGTCTGCCGCCAAGTTTTCCGGCTTCCCGACGTTTCTCAATCTTCTCCAGATATGCGGCAGTGTCACGATCTATCCTTGATTTGATAAAGCTGAATGCCATATTTGTCATGCCGTCCATCTCTGGGAGTTCATCTCCTGATGCATAACACAGGACTGCTGTCAGAAGTGCTCCGCGCTGTTCCATCGTAAGCAGTTTTATATGTTCCAGATATTCTGCATACAGGACAAAGCTGCTCTTTTCATCCGTCAAGACATCACCCCGTTTCCAAGTCCTTAAGAAGCTCTCTCAGTGACATTTTTGCCTGCGCCTGTGTAAGTTCCGTAATGGTCACTTCAATCCTCGGATTGTCCTTATCCACGTTCGTATCAAAGTAAAAATGTGGTATATATTTCTGACCATCATCTTTGATCACCCATGCTTTTTTCAAGCTGTCCTGTACGAACTTGGCAGCGCAGGATAAAATATTATCATTATCCCTGCGGCGGTCTTTTTCATAAAACTGATAGTAGATCAGAACCGGATCCGTGATATGTACACCGGGAAGCTGCTGTCTTATATACCAGATGATAGATTCCTCACTTTTCTTTTTCATCCGTCCGCCTTTGCGTGGATTTGTCCGGTTTGCGGCTGTATAGTCATTTAAACCATCCAACCGCCCGGGAATCGTAAATTTATACTCCATCTGCACCACCCATTCCTGCGTTACAGCTTCTTATTTCAAGGATTGTATTGTTACTCGGATTCCATCCCTCGACATATTCGATAGCTTTTTCATATCTCTTAGTTGCAATATTGTTTCTGGAATTGACTCTGAAATAGTCCTGAATGTCATGATTGCATTCAGAAAATACTTTTTTGCTCATTTCTTTATATGCCGGTGCTTTCTTACCTCCAAGAACCTCAATTACTCTTTTATTTACAGCTTTCTTTAATTCCTGCTGCTGTTCATAATCAATGGTCATAGTATTTTCAAGATGTGTAATTCTCTCTTCATGTCCATCAATCATTCCAAGCTGCACACGCATCATTTCCTGAGGTGTCATCGGTTTTTGATAGGTGCCGGTTCTTCTGATCTGTGGCAGCACTTCCGCTGTCACCCAACGTTTGAAACGCTTTGCTCCTGGCATTTTGCTTGAAAGGATCAAACTGTAAAGTCCCGATTCATTAATGCAAATAACTTCCCGGTTTTGACCTGACAGAACGATTCGTTCGGTCAGCTTATCCTCTTCGTCAACATGATCTCTGATGGCTTTTTGTGTATTTGTATATTGCAAAATTTCCGCAATATCTTTCGCAACAAACCACGGTTCTCCGTCTACCGTTACTGTCCGGATTTCTCCAAATTCTCTATTCTTAAAAATCTCTAACTGATTCAATATCTTCTCCTTCCCCTCCGGCACCCATCGGCACCGGAGATCATGGCTCTCAATAATACTGTGATATATTATTCTGCATGAATGGTTTCTTTTGCCTTGCGGCAGGTGGTTCAACCTACAACCACGACTTACCGAAAACTTCTCTGAATTTTTCTCTGGTACCGTAGTGTTCTTCAAAATACGTCTGTGCCATCTGCTTAAGTTTTAAATCCATATCTGCCGCATCTTTTCCGGCATGTACACCATTCGGATGAAGATCAGGTGCGAGTGGAATCACAAAGCCGTATTTTTCACTGTTCTTCCTGTTCGGATTGCCGCCGAATATATGATGTCTCTCTACTGGTGCAGATCCTGTAAAGTAGCAATGATCCATATCATCCGTGAATACACTCCATAATCGTTTCATACGCTCCACCGCTCTTTCATCTCTGCAATTTCAGCAGGTGTATCCGTTTCAATTCCGAGTTCTTTTGCATCTGCCACCGTTCCATCAATCAAAACAGACATTTCTTTCGTGTCATATGTATGGCTACCACGATAAATTTTATAAAATGTAGCTTTTTCTTCATATTTAACAGGAATTGCATGTATACTTTCCTGTTCCCACATAAAATCTTCCGGAGCATTCGTTTTATAAACCATGATGCTGCCATCCGGTAATAACTGTGGCTGCCCGTATTTGCAGATCAACACATTTTTAGCTTTTGCCTTGGATATAGTCAGCGCATCAGCGATCTTTCCGGCAAGAGCATGAAAATAAGCATTTGCATCCAGTGAACGTCGCTGTGTATATCTGACAGCTTTTATTTTTAACTTCTCATATCCTTTAAGCCTGTCATATTCTGCTTTCACGACTTCATTTTCATTAACCTCGAACGTTATTCGGAACCTGTTGCTATCAAGATCAAGGGATGCGCCAACCGCTTTTCCTGTCAATTCCATTAAGCATCAGCCTCTTTCTTTTTCTTATACCAGGTCTCTACCTGTTTTATAATCAGATCTGCTATTTGTTCTGAAATTCCACTTGTTGTCTGAAAATGATATGTTTCTTTTAACTTTTTCCAAATATCTGATTCCTTGGCATTCTCACACACACCGGCATACGCAGAAACGAAATCATTCATCTTATGTAACTGCTCCACCGTGGCAGGCTTAAATTCCGCTATCGGTTCTACTGGATCCTGGGTTTCTTCATCCGGGTCTTTCATCTCCTCAGTCGGAATACAGAACACCTGAAAACATGCATACTTAAAAGCAATCGCCATGGCTTTATTTGTAGCCTTATCTCCGGAATCCATTCCCTCGCCGACAGTTACTGCTTCAATGCATGAACCATCTTCAGCAAAAAATGTATACTTGATTCGGCAGATAGAATAAATTAAAACTGATCCTTTATTTGTGGTTCGTTCCTGCCTCTGCTGTTCCAATACCTCCGGTACAATAAACACATGATTCTTTATCAGTGCCGGATTGATTGCATTCATAACCGCATCAATACCGCGATATTTAAACCCCTGCTGCTTATTTACTGCATCCTTACCAACCGCTCCGATTTCTTCCATGCATCGGGAAATTGCTTCGTAAATGTTCATTTTCTTTACTATCTCTGCCATGTCACCCTCCTAAAACAATTTATTTATAAGATTCATCGCATAGGTTGTATCAACCTTTTCCTCACCTGTTTCTTTCATATGCATCTGAATCGCTTCAACCATCATTTTGAAATATGTTGTGTCAACACCCGTCAATTGATCTTCAAGTACCTTTACATCACTCAGGTCTAATTCATTCAACTGAAAACACATCTTTACATACTGACCTGCATTGATATGATAGCCACGCTCAATATATTTCCGAGTCCGAACAATCGAGCATAGTGGATATTTTGATCCGATATAGTACAGTTCCTTATTAATAATGCATTCAAGCGCTTTTTCCGGAAGAAATAACTCATTATCCCAAGAACTCCATGCACAGGTACAGTGTACAAAATCATAGTTTTTATGAATTTCATCTACCTCACCATAGAATCGAATTACGATCTGTACCTTATCCGTCAGAGTGATTGCGTTGCTGGTAATAAACCGAGGTCTGTATTTTTCCTTCTCTGTCTCCTGTTCTAACGATTCGTCGATTTCTTCTTCTGTAGATGCAAAATTATAAGAAATATCACTTACATTCTCTTCATCTTCATCTGCAATGCCTTTAGATGAAACAAAACAGTCAATCTTCCCAGTTTTATCATCACATCTTACTGAAACCGGCTTATCTGGATGCATTTCATTCCATTTTTCAACATAGTATGTTGCTACGGTCAAGCATGCTTCTTTTGTTCTGAAATAAATATCATAGTCATGCAGTTCTTCACCTGTTAAAAGTGAAACAATCGCACCGCCAGTCACAATCACATTATCTTTCAAAATATTTCTGATGTTCTCATCGTCAATATTCGAAATCCAGTCACGCAACTTATTATTCAAGTGTTTCTTAATGCTTTTACTATTCATTCTTATATCCTCCGGAATTTAATGTCATACTCACGCATAGCGGATTCCAACTGCACAATCTGAAATGGATCAGCAATAATCTCATATGTAATCGCATCAGTTGCAGGCTTCGGCTCTACAAATTTATCTTCTTTCACAGCAACCGATTCTTCCTGTACCGCTTCATCTGCTTTCCGTTCAACCTCTGCCTCTTTGCGCGCCTTCTCTTCTGCCTTTCTCTGCTCTTCCTCCGCCTGTCTCCGCAGAATCTCTTCTTTCTGCTTCTGATACTGGTTCATGATTCCTATAGCATCCGACAATTCCAATGTAGCCTTATACTTTGCCAATCCCTTATCTTCAAACTCTGATTCCATTGTTCGGATAGTGGCAAGATCTTTTTCTACATGTTCCACATGCGCTGCAATGGCTTCTGCGATAGCTTTTTGTGTGGTTGTGGTATTCTCCCATCTACTGTCATAAATACGATCCAGTGGCAGATACTCCATCACGGCATCATGCTCCGTAATGATTCCGGTATAGATTTTACAAATCAATGATTTCTTAGTTTCTACACGCTTGCGCTCAAATTCCTCGATCTGCCCGCTGATAAAATTAATCGGTTCATCAATCAACTTGTCCAGTTCCTTAACCTGTGCTTCAAAATTTGTATACGGCACCATAAAAGTTTTCTTGATCTCAATTCTTCTATCGTTCATCGCCTTTTTCAGCTTACGCAGACTTGCCACTGTCTTTTTTGCTTCCGGCTGAGATTCGGCAGTAAACACCATTCCTTTATACTCCTCTAATCCTGCCGCAAGGACTGCCTTAATCTCCTCAAAATTTGTCTCAATACTTCCATTTTTCTGCTCTACTAATAAGTTAATTTCCTGCATTCTCTATCTCCTCTTCTTCTCTGATAATTTCCTCGCGCTCATACATGGCAGCTATCCTTTTATTATGGCGGTGTATGCGTGCTTGTTCTACTTCGTACTCATCCCAGTCTGGTTCATCTGGTACAATCTCATACATGACTCTTCACCGCATCTTCACCGAAATACTTTTTCATTTCCAAGTCACTGGCATATGCACATATTTCCGTTTTTTTGTAAAAGAAACTCAAGCGAGTACCTATATATGCTTCTGGTTCTTTTCCAACAGAAACCTGTCTCTCAAAATATTCTGCATATTCCATAAATTCTTTGGTGGAATAGATTAAAATTGAACCTTCTTCCAAGGCTGAACAATATGCATTCAGTTTATACTGCTGCTGTAGAAGATCTTTTCTTGCCGCGATAAGTTTTTCCAAAGCTACCGCTTTCATCTCAATACTTGCATCCACTTATAAATTCCTCCATTTCCATCTGCTTCCAGTCCGTCGTCCGAACCATCCGCTCCATCTGATCTTCACGCTGCTGCCGTTTTGCCTCTCCGGTTATGCAGTCATCACACACTCCGTTACGACCTTCGCCCGGATCCATGGAACATCCACAGCGTTTACATTGTTTCTCATACATTGACACAACCTCAATTCCAGTGTTACAATAAACGCAGAAATACTAGGTATTTCCACGATTGAAATAGCACCTGTTCTCGCCAAAGAATATCAGGGTGCTATTTTTTTGTCCTCGATCAGCTCCATATCTCCGTCCAGCTTGTCGACCTGCCGAAAATAAAGCAACTCGATCTGCATCTCTCTCCTATGCTCCGACAGGACTCTCAACCCGTACCCTGCACCGGCGATAAATCCACCAAGGATGCAGACCAGTGCGGCATAGTACATGTACACTCCGTCACTGTCAAGGCAGCACATGGCAAGCATTGATATCGTGCCGCCGGTTGCCATGATGATTTTAGATAAACGTTTCACACACTACCACCTCCCTTCATAATTTCATCAAAGTAAGAATTTCAGAATCAGACACCTTCAACTCTTTAAACAAAATCAACATATCTGAATAACTGAACAATCCCTTTTTTAAGCGATTGCAAAATGATGGCTGAGTAATTCCGATCATCTTTGCTAAATCTGCCTGAGTCAAACCCTGTTCATACATCTTCCCAACAATCCACTTGCTGAAATCGCTGACTTTGTATTCCTTTTTCTTAATGGTTACTCTAGGCATCCAACCACCTCCCTACTTTACCGGAATACCGATCGCACTCTCCATCAGATCAATGTGCTCTGCGGTTATGTGCACTTCGGTATGTGGATCATGATTCTTTTTCAGCCAGTCTACTACCGGCTGACACAGTTCTTTTAACTCTTCTGCTTCGCTCATATTTCTCCTTTCTCGTTACATTTCTTTATTTCTCCATCTGTGGTACAATCTCCTTACAGGACGTTGCCGCGTCCGAGTATCAATCCCAAAGGAGATTTATTACTATGGATGACTTAATAATTCAGTACGCAATGAAAACTTCCTACAATTTAATCAAGAACAATTTACAGCCAATCCTCGAAATGCTAGCTGGTGGTTTAGATCGTCAAATTACCGAAGATGAAGCATTGCTTTTGACAAATGCCATTAAGGTGTCTGTTTATCTTGGAATAGCTCAGACGATGACAACTCTATGCTCTTCTGGCATTCTGGAATATTCCGAAGATGCTCTAAGACGATATCTGCTAACTCCTCAGTAGACTTCAAATCGTTTTTTATTTCTGCTTCGTTTACCGGAAACTCGGCTCTTACGGAAATCAGCTCTGCAAGAGCTTTTGTCTTCTCTGCAATTTCTCCCTCTCGCTCTTTACCAGATGAAATAATTCCACTGATATGAATCGCAAGCTCTTCAATCAGTTCATCTACTTTTTCCACTCTTTTCACTCTCCCTTCTATTGTTTTATTGAACTGGCTTTAAACACACTTCTTATAAATTTGCTTGCTGACAGAAATTCCAAGACCATACTTATCATTTACTCCCATAAGCTCCACTGTATCTTCTAAAATCGTTTCTCGCTCTACCAACATCTGAGGTGTCATATCAGCTTTCTTTACCATTTTAGGATAACCATAGCGGTTCGAAATTGCTTTGTTGGCAATAGTATTTGCCTTGATAAAGTCAACCCTTACTGGATTTCTTAATGATTGCTGTAGCTGTCGCATGGCTTCTTTCTGGTGTTCCTTGTCTAACATTCGGAAAACTTGAAATCCTTCAAGTCCAGTTGACACCCTAAGTTCTGCCAACATATGATATGTCCACTCTTGAAAACTCTTTGCTTCTGGCTTTCTGCTCTGAAATATTGTTTGATAAATTCCAAACTCATCTACAATAATGAACTTATGTGGTCTACCAGTTTCGTCTACCTCAACCCCATTTGAAATGTGGTTGGCATTCAATCTTGACTTCACGCCATCAGTTCTGAGTTCTAGTGCATCGCACACATCTTTCAGTACCGCCCACCATTCCCCATCCTTTTCTACAAACCGGATAGCATAACCATTCCATATTTCTGTTTTCATACTTCGCCTTTCTCTGTAAAAATCTTTCTCAGCTCAACAGCTTCTTTACTGTTCTGGAGAATACTCTCCTTAAATTCATTACTGTCTGATGCCACCAACTGGATGAGCAGTGATGCTTTCTTAAGTCCTTCCTGTCTGCCACGTTCATATCCAATGCGATATGCTTCTCTTTCCTGTGGTGTCATGTATCTTGGTGCTATCATCTTGTTATCTCCTTTCTTATATTCTAAGTTGATTTTAATTCAACTTCTTTTGCAAAAAAAATTTCATCACGTTTTCTATTAGATAACCTTAAAATTTTCTGTAACGCCGAAATTTCTGATGCTTTAAATTCTGTTTCATTATTGAGTTTTTTATAAAATCCCTCTCTGGTAATGCCAATTTTCTTTGCTATTGCAGTAATAGTCATTCCAGAATCAGTGATTTCGTCACTCAATTTTTTGCTGTCAGTCAAATTTTCATCTCCTTTCTGAGTTGAATGTTGTTCAACCTGTGATCATATTACATCATGGTTGAACGTCTGTCAACTATTTTTTATAAAAATGTTGAATAAAATTCATTTCTATGATATTATCCATATTAGAAAGGCTGGTGAGCAATATGACAATTCAAGAAAGCATGGGATTAAAAATAAAACGTTTGCGTGAAGATAAAAAGTTATCTCAATCGGAACTTGCCACACTCGTAGGATATAAAGACAAAACTGCTATTGCAAAAGTTGAAGCTGGAAAAGTCGATTTGCCGCAGAGTAAGATATCAGCATTTGCAAGGGTTTTAAATACAACTACATCTTATTTATTTTCTGATGAACCCGAAGATACTCCTAATGAGGATTCTACATTTCCTCCTGACGTCAGAGCTGCTGCACGTGGCATGATGGACTTGAGTGAAGCAGATAAAAAATCTGCCATTGATATGATTAACTTCTTATCAAAAAGAGGGAAAGAAGCGAAAGATAATTGAAAATACCAACCTATGCAAGATATGACTACTGTGCCAGAAAAGCATGTGAATTTTTAGAAGAATATAATATCTCATCCTATCCGATTGATGCGGAAAAAATAATTACTGATAATCACTGGGGGTTGACTCCGTATTCTCTTTTAATGGAGCAATTTAATTGTGATAGGGAAACTGTAATAAGATGCCTTAGAAGTAAAGATGGATATACTCAATTAGATAATGATAACTACTCTATTGCATATAATGATGACCCTGCACTAGGTGATAGGAAACGTTTTACCTTAATGCACGAAATCGGGCATATATACCTAAATCACCTTGTTGACTTTGACATAACATTATTATATAGAGGCTCGCTTTCGCATGATGAAAATAAAGTATTGGAGAATGAAGCAAATGCATTTGCAAGAAATGTTTTAGCACCAGTATCATTAGTACAACAATTAGCAGATAAAGCTCCTGAAAATATTTCTGCCAAATTTGGTATTACTTACCATGCAGCAAACACAAGACGAGATTTATTCAGAAAAGATTATGAAATTATTGATTCGAATGGTTTACTCCAAAGAATGAGTAATATTTTTCGTAAATTCTACAATAAAACTACTTGCAATAAATGTAATGCGTACTTTTTATTACGATATAGAAACTTTTGTCCAATATGTGGTAGTAAAAACACTTTAAAATGGGGAGATGGAATCATGAATTATAAAGAATACGAAACAACCGTAGAAGGGTTTTTAGAAACTTGTATTCGATGTGGTAATAAAAAAATCATGGGAAATTATTGTCAAATATGCGGTGCGCCTGTCAGAAATTATTGCACTAATTATTTTTTTGATGAAAGCAGCTATCAAACATGCTCTCATTCGGAACCACTACCTGGCAATGCAAGATTTTGCCCTGACTGCGGTGCGAAATCACTTTTCTTTCATCATAATATATTAGATGCTTGGGATATAGAACACAACCAATTCATGGAAAAAGAATCTTTTGAAGCAAACATACCGACTGTATCTGATGGATTCATGACCATTCCTGATGAACCACCTGCAAAGCTTCCTTGGGAAGATGATATTGACGAAGAACTACCTTTCAAATAACTAAAGCACCTTGACAACATAATACACTTACCAAGGGAACTGAAGGGCGATATGCCGGCTGCCGGATGCTTAAGAAGGGAGCTGGTGCCAATGGTTACATACAGTGATTTATTCACTTTCGTGATTATGCTCTGTGCTGTTATAACTCTTGTTTTACACATCAAAAGCAGAAAAAAATAGCGCCCTCAGCCTGGTAAACTAAGACGCTATTTTTATAGAACATTTTTTACCGGCGGCTAGGCTTTATCTAGCTTTCGGTTCTCTTGTTAAGTGTATTATATGTCAATCGAATATTTTTGTCAAACTTGAAACTCTGGGATAGAGATAAGTTACAGGAAATGATAAATAATATAAAACAGGAGGGATTTACATGAAACTAACTGCATTGGGAACTGAAATTTCCGTTATTGATTCAAATGAAGGATTTGCAGACGCATACCTTTCTCTAACAGATTTAGCAAAATATAAAAATTCCGAAGACCCACGAATTGTAATATCAAACTGGCTAAGCTCTTATTCCACAATAGACTTTCTCGCCGCATGGGAATCTCTCTACAATCCAAATTTTAACCGTATGGAATTCCAGACGGTTAGAAGTGCATCTGGACGACTAATAATGACTTCTAAGCAGTGGATTGAACGAATGAATGCTATCGGGATAGCATCTAAATCCGGACGATATGGTGGAACTTATGCGCATCCAGACATTGCTTTTGAATTTGCATCATGGATTTCGCCAGAATTTAAGTTGTATGTTATCAAAGACTATCAGCGACTAAAAGCAGATGAGGCGCACCGTCTTGAAATTGGTTGGGATACTAAACGTGAATTATCAAAAATTAACTATCGGATACACACTGATGCTATCAAGGAATTTTTAATTACACCCGAATTAACTAAAAAGG